ATAGTGGTACTACTGGTGTTAGTGGATGGTCAGGCACTTCAGGTACTAGTGGAGCAAGTGGAGCAACTGGTGTGTCTGGTTGGAGTGGCACCTCTGGATTATCAGGTACTAGTGGATTCAGTGGAACTTCAGGTACATCTGGTACATCTGGATTATCAGGTACTAGTGGATTTAGTGGTACATCAGGATTCAGTGGAACTTCAGGTACATCAGGTGTTAGTGGACAGTCAGGTACTACTGGTATCAGTGGAAGATCAGGCTTTAGTGGTATATCAGGCTTTAGCGGCATAACCGGTGTAAGTGGATATAGTGGTACTACTGGTGTCAGTGGTACATCAGGCTTTAGTGGAACATCAGGTTGGTCAGGTACTACAGGTATTTCGGGTGTTAGTGGTACCTCAGGTATCTCAGGTACTACTGGTATCAGTGGAAGATCAGGCTTTAGTGGTACATCAGGCTGGAGTGGTACTACTGGTATCAGTGGTACATCGGGTATAAGCGGAACATCAGGTATCAGTGGTACAAGTGGATGGTCAGGTACAACAGGTATAAGCGGAACATCAGGTATCAGTGGTACAAGTGGATGGTCAGGCGTTTCAGGTATCAGCGGAACATCAGGTGCTAGTGGAGCAAGTGGTACTACTGGTGTCAGTGGTAGATCAGGCTTTAGTGGAACATCAGGATATAGTGGTACATCAGGTATTAGTGGCACATCAGGCTTTAGTGGAACATCAGGTATTAGTGGTAGATCAGGTTGGAGTGGAACTTCAGGTATTAGTGGTACATCAGGTATTAGTGGTACATCAGGACAAGCAGGTCCTAGCACTACAATTAATGCAACACAGGATGTAGCAACTACTGCATTGTATCCTGTCATGGTTGGTGCAACTGGCTCTAATCAAACAGCAAAAGCAACTACAACTAAATTTGCTTTCAATGCAAGTACAGGTACATTAACTTTAGGTACTGGTACCGGTGGTAGCATTACTGGTGCTAACGTTATCTCTGCTAGTTACTTTGATTTTGGAACAACAGATGCTGTTACGGCTGCAGGTTCGACACAGGGTACTGCTACTGTAATAGTAACAGCTATCAACAACGTTACAACAGTTGCAGCAAGTACAGGTGTTATATTGCCGACAGCAGAAGCAGGTTTACGAGTTATTGTTAGAAACGGCGGCGCAAACGCATTGAATGTTTATCCAAACACATCAGATTCTATTAATGCAGCAGCAATTAACGTTGCTTATGCATTGCCTGTAGGCGGATGTGTGGAATTCATAGCAATGAATGCTACAAACTGGTACACATTAAACGCTACATATGCTTAAAATTTAGGGCCCAATCCTCTAGTCATAAGTAATGATTAGAGGATTCCATGAAATATAGTATAGTAATACCAACATATAACAATTGTGACAAATTCTTAAAACCGTGTATAGAAGCACTGTTGAAGTACTCACATATCAACGACATTGAACTTATAATAAGTGCCAATGGTTGCACTGACAACACATCTGAATATTTGGACAAACTAAAAGCTAGTTTTGACTACTTAGGCCTATCAGATCACTTAAAAGTTGTATGGAATAAAGATGCACTTGGATACGCAAGAGCGACAAACGCAGGAATCAGAGTATCAACTTGTGACAAACTCGTCATGCTAAACAATGACGCTATTCTTCTTGGTCAACACAGAGGTGATTGGCTTAAACTATTGAATCAGGGTTTTGAAGATAATCCTAAATGCGGAATAACTTGCTCATTAAAGAAGTACTCACCTATCACTCAAATGGATTTTGGTGTCTTTTTCTGTGTAATGTTCACAAGAGAAGTGTTGAACAAAGTTGGATACTTAGATGAGCGTTACGAAAAGGGCGGCAATGAAGATATTGATTTCTGTGCAGCCGCTCAACTTTTGGGATATGAAGTAGTTCAACCCGTACCATTAGTATGGAGTGATGCTGCAAATCTATATGTAGGCACATTCCCATTATGGCATCAAGGTGAAGGCACAGTTCACAACCCTGAGCTAGTTAGCGATTGGGAACGAACATTCAGAATCAATGAATTAAAGCTAGCTCAAAAATACAACATGGCTTGGTATGAAGCCCACAAACATACAGTCTAAAGGCAAAAATGAAATACAGCGTAATAATACCTACCTACAACCATTGTAATGATCTACTAAAGCCATGTGTTGAATCTATCTTCAAGTACACTGATGTAACCGATGTTGAACTTATTATAAGTGCCAATGGATGCAAAGACGAAACATTGGCATATGTAACCGAACTACAAAGTCATTATTCTTTATTAGGTATAAGTGAAAATTTAAAAGTAGTTTGGAACGATGAAGCCTTAGGATACTCACGTGCATGTAACGCGGGTATTGAAGTTGCAACTACTGATTTAATAGTATTGTTGAACAACGATACAGTGTTACTTCCGCAAGAAAAGAATCGTTGGCTAACACAATTAGAGTCAGTGTTTATCGGAAATGAAAAAGCAGGTATCAGTTGTTTGATTAAAAGCGAGTCAGAGCCTGCAGGACACGACTTTGCTATCTTCTTCTGTGTGATGATTCATCGTAGAGTATTTGACAAGATTGGGTTGTTGAGTCTTGATTATGGCGCGGGTGGCGGTGAAGATACTGAATTCAGTATTGAATGTGAACGTGCCGGTTTTCAAGTACTAGAGTGTGTTACTAAGACATGGAACCCTGAAGTAGGAATGTATTGCGGTGACTTCCCTATCTATCATTTAGGTGAAGGTACAGTGCATGACAAAGAACTTGTACCTGAATGGGAAGATATCTTCTTAACTAATTCACTAACACTAGCTAGAAAGTACAACCCACATTGGTATCAGTGGCGTCTAAGTAACTACTGGGAACGAGCAGTATTCTTTAAGGGTGATGAAATTGCACCTAGAGAAATTACACGCTACTCATGGGCGGCACAAAACATTCTAGGAAATAAAGTATTTGAGTTGGGTTGTTCAAGTGGCTACGGTTTACAATTCTTACCTAGCAATATTGAGTACACTGGTCTAGACTATGACAAGCGTATTATTCCTGTTGCTAGAGATCAAGCATGGAGAGAGAATGCTACATTTGTTCACGGCGATATCAACACGTATGAGTTAGGACAATACGACACTATCATTGCATTTGAGGTTATTGAGCACTTAGACAATGGGTTGGAGATCGTAGAAAAACTTAAAAGACATTGCAATAGATTGATGATCACTGTACCTATGCTTGAGACACCGGGACTATGGGGTCCTCATCACAAGATACATAACTTAGATGAATCATTCTTTCCCGGCTTTAAGTTTAAATTTATTGCGCCTGACGGTAGTCTACGTGATGAGCCACATGAGCGCGGCGACAAAGAAAACATCAACTTGATGTTATGCATTTGGGACAAAGAAGAAATGACAATAGAAGAATCACTTAAATTTTTAAACGAACAAGATCCTGCAATGTATCGGGAAGTTATCGAAGCTAATCAGTATCACTTAACACCTGAGCGTGTAAGAGACAGAATAGTAATTGATATTGGTGCCAACATAGGTGCATTCTCGTTATATGCTGCTGCATTGGGTGCTAAAAAGGTAATCTCTGTAGAGCCGATCAGTGCATCATACAATACTTTTTTAAAGAACATTCATCGTTTAGGTCTACCGAACATAACTACATATAAAAAGATTGTGTCAGAAAAGGGCAACGACTTTTTACCTGTTAGTTTAAACGATAACGCAGGTGCAAACAGTATGTACAATGTTTCAGAAAACTATGAAGTTGTTGAGACAATTACATTTTCTGAAATCATGAATCAAATTGCAGGACATGACATTATATTGAAACTAGATTGTGAAGGTGGTGAATATGATGTTATCATGAATGCTAATGAACATGATATGGTTAGGATCAATGAAATCATGATGGAGATACATACTGATCTACATCCTAAATACAAAGGTAAAGAGGTCATTGAACAAAAGCTAATTGACTTTGGATTTGAAAAGAAAGATTCAGTTCAAATCTATTACTGGGACTGGGATCAAAATGGTCAACCTGTAAATTACCGTGAAGCACCATTCGTAAATCAATACTGGAAAAAATGAAAAAAGAAATCTTATGCTCAATCTCTACTAAAGGTAGATACGATACAACGTTGCCAATGGCAATTTCATCTGTAATCACGCAGACATTGAAGCCTGATTATATTATCATTCAGGATGATAATGATCAACCAATAGATGTGCGTGAGATACAGCACTACAACTACCTAATGCAAATGCTCAGTGAATCTGGTATTGCGTGGGAATGGCTATATGCTGAAAAGAAAGGTCAACATCACAATCACCAACGTGCAAATCATATGGGATTTAAATGGGTGTGGAGATTAGATGATGACACTATAGCTGACAGCAATGTATTGCAAACACTCTATTTACATGCAAATGAAAATGAAAATGTAGGTGCAGTAGGAGGTTCGGTTCTTACACCTCCTTCAATGGGAGAAGTAAACGCTACAGGTAAAATAGAAGACATTTACAGTGAACCTAATTTACAATGGGGTCGTATAAAACAGAAGAAGGAAGTAGATCACTTGCATTGTTCTTTTTTATACCGTGCAGGTGTCGCTGATTATTGTTTAAGTTTATCACGTATTGCACACCGTGAAGAAACATTGTTCACGTATGAATTAATTAAAAAAGGCTACAAGAACTATGTTGTTCCTGAAGCTATAACCTGGCATTTGAAAAACAAAGTTGGTGGAATTAGAGATGGCGTTCATGAAATGTTCGAACATGATGAGCGTATATTTCAAAACATAATGAACTTCAAAGACCAAACAATTGTTATCTTAGATTGTGGTATGGGTGACCATATCGTCTTTAAGAAGGTTCTCCCTTATATCAAAAACCCTGTACTCTTTACGTGCTATCCTGAAATTATTCCAGGACGTAGTATAGCTGAAGCACAAGCATTATTTGGTGACATTCATGATTACAATGTCTATGCACACATGGATCGTTGGAACTGGACAGGGTCACTTGAAGATGCGTTTAAAAAATTCTATAATGTAATATGATTATTATTTCTCCTTTCTCTAAGTTCATGCGTAATGGACAACAACACCCAAAGAACTATCCATATTGGAAAGAAGTGTTAGCTCATATTGATGAGCCAGTTATTCAAGTTGGAGTTAACGGTGAAACACAAATTGTCGATGATTTCAGAAAGAATTTGTCGTTGACCGAATTGGCTACGCTAGTAAACGAATGCAAGACATGGATGAGTTGTGATAGTTTCTTGCAACATTTTTGCTGGGACCTAAACAAGCCCGGAGTTGTTGTGTTTGGTCAGTCTGATCCAAATATTTTTGGTCACCCTGAAAATACTAATCTACTGAAAGATCGAAAATATCTCAGAGAAAAGCAATTTTGGATTTGGGAACAAGCAGAGTTCATTGAAGAAGCATTTGTTAGTCCTGACGTTGTAGTCGAGGCATTGAAGAAATTTGGCGTGATAACTAAATAATGGAAAACTTATTTCAAAATTCATACGATACTATATTCAAACAATGGTATCGTATGAGGACATCTTTGGAAGAAAAAGACATTCAAACGCAATGTGTAGAAGTTGATAAGTGGTGGCAGACTGCGCCTTTAGTAAATCATTATCTGCACCCTGATTTGGTAGAAGAATGGCCCAATCCATGGGAATTGATCTCTGATAATCACTACTGCCACATTGCTCGTGGATTGGGTATGTTTTATACGTTGTATCTATTGGGTGTACGAGAGCTTGATTTTGTTCAAGTAAAAGACTACAATAACGAAGACGTAGTCCTTATACTAGCAGACCACGCAAAATATATACTTAATTACTGGCCCAATTCGGTAGTAAATAACAATCTACAAGATTTCAAAATAGTTAAGCATATTGATACTATGCCAATAATTAAAAAAATAGGTTTAAAATGAAGATACATGTAATAAAACGATCCGGACAAAAAGAGTTATTGACAATTGAAAAATGGCAAGCACAAATAGCAAAAATATGTACCGGGATAGCTGATGTAAGTCAGTCTATGATTGAGATTAAGGCTCAACCGCATTTCTACGACGGAATCACTACACAAGAAATTGATGAAATAACTCTACGTGCTATCGTAGACCTTATTGACGTTGAATCTAATCCTGATCTAGGTCATACTAATTATCAATACGTAGCCGGCAAACAACGCCTAAGTATGCTACGCAAAGATGTTTATGGAAATTATGAACCGCCTAGCTTGTACGAAATTGTAAAAACTAACGTAGCTACAGGATTATACACTCCGGAACTCTTAGAGTGGTATTCAGAAGACGAGTGGAATAAAATGGATGAAATTTTAGACCATTCTAAAGATGAAAGTTATAGCTATGCTGCCATTGAGCAGTTAATTGAAAAGTATCTGGTTAAGAATCGTTCAACAAAGCAAACATATGAAACTCCGCAAATTAGATACATGGTCGCGGCCGCTACTGTATTTCACAAAGAAGAACCGAACTCAGCGAGAATGCGCTACATCAAAGAGTACTACAACGCCGCGAGCGACGGACTTTTTACTCTTGCTACTCCTGTATTGGCTGGCCTTGGTACTCCTACTAAACAGTTTAGCTCTTGCGTACTCATTCGTTCGGATGATGATCTAGATTCTATTTTCGCTTCTGGCGAGATGATGGCCAAGTATGCTAGCAAACGTGCTGGCATTGGTTTAGAGATAGGACGTTTACGTTCATTAGGCAGTCCCATCAGAGGTGGTGAGATTCAACACACTGGTATGATTCCTTTCTTGAAGAAGTGGTTTGGAGATTTACGCAGTTGTTCACAAGGAGGCATTCGTAATGCTAGTGCTACGGTTTTCTATCCCATCTGGCATCATCAATTCGATGACCTTATTGTTCTCAAAAACAATCAAGGAACCGAAGAAACAAGAGTACGACACATGGACTACGGTGTTGTGCTTTCTGCATTCTTTTGGAGACGATTCAAGAATAAAGAGAATATTACCTTCTTTGACCCTAATGAAGTACCCGACCTCTACGAAGCCTTCTACTCTAATACAGCGTTGTTCGAAGAACTATATGTTAAGTGTGAAAAACGCAAGGACCTCCGCAAAAAAACGATGAGTGCGGAAGAGGTGTTTAAGAGCGGCATCTTAAAAGAACGAACTGATACAGGCCGTATCTATCTTGTCTTCATCGACAACGTGATGAATCAGGGTCCGTTTGATCCTGAATACCATACTATTTACCAGAGTAACCTTTG